GTTAAAATTCTGAGCAAGACGTGTTTCCTTTTTTCAAATTTCGAAAAATTTCGAAGCAGTGGTACCATATTTCGTGAGAGAAGCCGCAGGTAGCGAGGTATTTCTGTGGCTCAGGAGTTCGCAGAGTGGTTCTACCGCTCCCATCAGTGGCGAAACACGCGCAAAGCGTACATGGACACCCCCGTGGACACGCCCTGGGGCATCGTTCCCCCTGGCGCGTGCGAGGATTGCTTCGAGCGGGGCGAGATCAACGCCGCCGTCATCGTCCACCACAAGATTTGGCTCAACGAGGACAACATCAACGACCCTACCGTGACGCTGAGCTTCAAGAACCTCAAGAGAGTGTGCAGGGAGTGCCACGCGCAGGAGCACGGCGCTCAGGAGCCGCCGCGCGTGGCCTTTGACGAGCATGGCAACGTTATTCGGAGGATGGATGGCTAAGACGTTCCTAGAAGGGCTAAACGAGGAAGCAAAGTCCCTCTCGGGCATGGATCGCAAGCTCATCGAGCCGCTGCTTGAGGAGCTGGATGCCATGAGGGGCATGGTCGAGGAGCTGCGCAAGGCAGTTCTCAAGGAAGGCGCTCTCATTGAGGTCGAGAAGGGCGGCGCGAACAACAGGCACAAGGAGCTTGTGGAGAACCCCGCCCTCACCGCCTACTCGAAGCTGGTGGGCAGGTACTCCGACCTTTCCAAGAAGGTTTCCGGCTTTGCCAAGGGTTCCGATGCGGAGGAGGAGGACTCTCTCGATGCGTTCATCCGGCGCTAGTTACGTCGATGCCCAGGGGCGCACGGATGCCGAACTGTACCTCATGGGGGTGCTCGACGGCTCCATCGTCGCTGGCCGTCAGTTGAAGAAGCTCGCTAAGAAGATGCTCCCCCGCATCCGCGACGGGTACAAGCGCTGGCATTACGACCCCTACTATGCCACCCGTGCCGTGGAGTTCATCGAGACGTTCTTGATGATTCCTTCCGGCAAGCTCGGCCAGCCCTTCATTCTTGAGCCTTACGAGAAGTGCATCATCGAGCTTACTTTCGGCTTTGTCGATGACGAGGGCAACAGGCAGATTCAGTACACGCTAGTCGAGGTCGCGCGTAAGAATGGCAAGTCCTCCCTCGTGGCCGCTATGGAGCTGTACTGCCTTCTCTGCGACGGCGAGGGCGCTCCGCAGATTTACAACGCTGCCACGTCGAAGGCTCAGGCATCGCTTGCCTACGGCGCTGTGTGGCGCATGGTCAGGCAGTCCCCCAAGCTCAAGAAGCGACTGCGCAAGGGTACCGTCGTGGAGCGTGCGGAGAACGGCATCCTGTGCGACGGCAACATGGGCTACGTCATCCCTCTCTCCAAGCAGACCGACCACCTGGATGGCTTGGACGTGCATATGGTTGCTCTTGACGAGATGGCCGCTATGGAGGATCGCTCCGTGTTCGACCTCGTGCGTCAGGGCATGGGCGCTAGGCAGCAGCCCCTCATGGTTGCCATCACGACGCAGGGGTTCGTCCGCGACAACATTTGGGATCACGAGCGCGACTACGCTGTGCGTTGGCTTGACGGCGAGATTGAGGATGACAGGTTCCTCGGCATCCTCTACGAGATGGATGATCGCAGCGAGATTTGGGACGAGTCGAAGTGGGAGAAGGCCAACCCTGGCATCGGCACGGTGAAGTCCTACGAGTACCTCCGTGCGCAGGTGCTCAAGGCCAAGAACGACTCCTCCTATCTCCCTACCCTGCTCACCAAAGACTTCGACATGCCCGCAAACCAGGCCACGGCGTTCCTCACCTTCGAGGAAGCCGTGAACGAAGCCACCTACGAGTTCGACCCCAAGCTGTTCCGCTACGGCATCGTGGGGTTCGATGCCGCAGACACCATCGACCTCACCGCAGCGGTTGCCATGTTCATGCGCCCTGGGGATGACAAGATCTACGAGCGCTCGATGTTTTGGATTCCCGAGGAGCAGGTGCGCATCAACTCGAACAACCAGCGCGGCAGGGACGGCGTTCCCTACGAGGAGTGGCGCGACCGTGGGCTTATCCGGTTCGTCGCTGGTAACAAGGTGGACAAGCGCGTGCTTCTTGAGTGGCTGCGCGAGCTTTACGAGGAGGGGCTGTACACCGCGTTCGTTGGGTTCGACCCGTGGCACATGGACGATTCCACGCTTGCCAACCTCAAGGGGTTCGTGGGCGAGACGCGCGTGGAGGTAGTCAGGCAGGGCGTGCAGACGCTCTCGCAGCCCATGAAGCAGCTCAAGGTTGACTTCCGCGACAACAGGATCGTGGACAACCACAACCCCATCATGGAGTGGTGCCGCATGAACGTGTCCGCAAAGACGGACATTAACGACAACGTGCAGCCCGTCAAGAAGGCTGGCCCCACGTCCCGCATCGACGGGTTCATGGCCGAGCTTGATGCCTACATCACGCTTGAGCGCCACTACGACGAGTACCTTGGGATGCTGTAAGGGGTACTAAAAGTTGCAACTATCCTGCTCACGTTTTGCGAGGTAGTGTATAGGCATGGGACTCTTGTCTAAATTTTTCCCGCGCAATCCCAAGAACAAGTACATCTCTGCCGCTGGCTACCAGACGTTCACCGAGTACAATCCGGTGTTCCTCTCGTGGCATGGCAAGCTCTACGAGCAAGCCCTCGTGCGTGCGGTCATCGAACGTTTTGCGACTGCGTGCTCCAAGTTGAAGCCGGAGTATGTCTGCACTGCGGCCAACCCCATCAGGCGCGTGTCCAACCTCGTCAACGACTGGCCCAACGAGGTCATGTCGTGGCCCAGGTTCCTCGCAAGGCTCGCCACCTTGCAGGACGCGGACACCACGGCCTTCATCGCTCCCATCCTCAACGAGTTTGACGAGACTGTTGGCCTGTTCCCCCTCAAGCCCGCCACGGCTGAGGTAGTGAGCGTGAACAACGTCCCGTGGATGCAGTTCTCTCTCTACACGGGCGAGACGCTTGCCATCGAGCTTGACCGCGTGGGCATCATCACGAGGTTCCAATACGTTTCCGACATTTTCGGCGCTGGCAACGACGCGCTTCACCCGACGCTCGCGCTCATTGATGCGCAGGAACAGGCCGAGAAGCTGGCCGTGCAGAACGGCGCTCGCATCCGCTTCATCGGCAAGCTCACGGGCCAGGTTCACGAGGAGGACATGGAGAAGAAGCGTCAGCGCTTCTACGAGAAGAACCTCTCTCAGGAGAACCAGACCGGACTCATGATGTACGACAACACCTTCGACTCCGTGAAGCAGATCGAGGAGCAGCGTTTCGTCATCGACACCGAGGAGATGGAGCGCATCAACAACTCGGTGTACGACTACTTCGGCATCAACAAGGACATTTTGCAGAACACCTACTCCGAGGAGGAGTGGGGCGCTTACTACGAGGGCCGCGTCGAGTCCTTCGCGCTGCAAGTGTCCGAAGCCATCACCAAGATGGTGCTCTCCCCTGCCCAGCGCAAGAAGGGTAACCACATCATGTTCAGCTCCAACCGTCTTGAGTATGCGACGAACGCATCCAAGCGAAACATGGTGCGCGACATGATTGACCGTGGCGTTATGTCCATCAACGAGGGCCGCGAGGTCTTGCAGCTGCCGCCCATCGAAGGCGGGGACGTGTTCTTCGCCCGTGGCGAGTACAAGGACGCGCAGGGCATCGCGCTCGGCGGCTCCGTCAAGGAGAAGGACTTCGACCTCGGCGGCGATGACGATATCTACAACGACACCGACTCTCGCGGTGAGGAGGACAAGTTCAATGACTAAGCAGAACAGGGAGTACCGCAACTTCGCGGTTTCCAACTTTCGGCCCGTGGAGAACGAGCCTTACACCGTGAGGGGCTACTTCACCACCTTCAACGAGCCTTACGTGCTCTACGAGGACTATGACGGCCCCATCTACGAGCGCGTGTCCCCCAACGCCCTCGACGGCGCGGACATGTCGGACGTTATTTTCCAGTTCGACCACAGCGGGCTGGTCATGGCCCGTCAGCGCAACAAGTCTCTTGAGGTCGGCTACGACGAGCACGGCGGCTGGTGCAGGGCCTTTCTCGGCGGATGCCAGCAGGGGCGCGACCTCTACGAAGCCATTTCCAACGAGCTTATCGACAAGATGAGCTTTGGCTTCATCATCGAGCGTGATGGCTACAGCTGGGATGCGGACACCCGCACTTCCACCATCCAGGCCATCCGCAAAGTTTTCGACGTTTCAGCTGTAAGCCTTCCCGCAAACAGCTCGACGGAACTGACCGCACGTAGCTACCTCGACGGAGTGATCGAAGCAGAGAAGCAGCAGGAGATGTTGCGGCGTGCGGCTTGGCAGCGGCGAAAGCGCATCGCAGCTGCTATGGAGCTAATGCAGCTCTAAGACAAAACCAACAACCAAACAGGAAGGAACGGTCATGCCTTTCCAGAGCATGAGCGCGGAGCAGTACCGCGCACTTGACCACTCGCAGGTGCTTGAGCGCCGCAAGATGGTCATCGACCTCCTCAACGCCGAGACGCTCCCCGAGGGCGTTACCGACGAGATGCTTCTTGAGGAGTCCCGCACCATCACCAACGACCTCGTTCGTCGCAACGCGGCAATCGACCTGCACAACCAGGGCCTTGCCAAGATTCAGGGCGGCGAGGGCAAGACCATTGAGACGTTCGGCAACGACGATGGCGCTGTGAAGCGCAACGCCGACCCCTACGGCACCGTCGAGTACCGCACGGCTTTCATGGACTATTTCACCAAGGGCATCGTGACCCCGCAGCTCCGCGCTGATGGTGCTGGCACTGGCACCGTGCAGACCATCTCCATCAACGGCCAGTACACCGCGTCCACCGACGTGGCCCCCTACGTGCCGACCACCCTCATGGCGAAGGTCATCCGCGAGCTTGAGGAGCGCGGCATCCTTTGGTCGCGCGTCCAGAAGATCTCCATCAAGGGCGGCGTGGAGTACAACACCTTCGACTTCAAGCCCAGGGCTTACTGGATCACCCAGAACCAGACCTCCCCGTACCAGAAGGACGAGGAGAACACGGTCATCACCTTCACGTTCCACCAGCTTGAGTGCCGCATCGCCCAGACGTTCCTCAACGCCGCCGTCACCCTCGACGTGTTCGAGGACATGTTCGCCCAGGCCGTCTCCAACGCGATGATCGACGCGCTCGAAGCGTCCATCGTCTCCGGCTCCGGCTCCGGCGAGATGCTGGGCATCACCAACGACACCCGCATCACCAACTCCGTCTCCATGTCCGCCACCGACGTGGAGGACTGGAAGCAGTGGCACCGCAAGGTCAAGGCCGCTATCCCGCGCCAGTACCGCCGTCGCGGTACCTTCATCATGGGCCAGGGTACTTGGGACACCTACATCGAGACGCTCTCCGATGACAACCAGCGTCCCATCTCCGCCACGGGCTACAACGCCGTTACTGGCGAGGAGGAGTACCGCCTTATGGGCCTTCCCGTCCTCACCGTGCCGGACTCCGTGCTTGAGTCCTTCGACACCGCTTCCACCAACGACGTGTTCGCCATCTTCGGCAACCTCAACGACTACGTTGTGAACACCCAGCCCGAGATGCCGCTTTCCGTCATCCGCTACGCCGACCATGACAACAACCTCATCAAGACCAAGGCTCTCATGGCCGTCGATGGCAAGGTGCTCGATCCCTACGGCTTCATGCTCATCAAGAAGGGTGCTGGCGCGTAATGAAGGTCAAGTGCCTTAAGCCCTTCTCCGACTTCAAGGAGAAGGTGGAGCGTACCCCTGGCGAGGTGTTCGAGGTCACCAAGGCCCGAGCAGCCGAGCTTGAGGAGAAGCTGCCCGAGGGCTACGTGGAGGTTCTCCCCGAGCCTAAGAAGAAGGCAAAGAAGAAGGAGGAGTAGCGTGGCGCTGCTTGACGATGTGCGCACGTCGCTCCGCGTGACCTCGACACTCACTGACGTGGAGGTTCAGGCGTGGATCGACGCGGCGATTGCCGACATGAAGCGTGTCGGCATCCGCGAGGAGCTTCTCGTTGAGGAGGAGCTTGCCGCACTTCCGAAAGCAGCGGTCATCCTCTACGCCAAGGCCATGTATGGCTACGACAATGCGGAAGCGCCCAGGTTTCTCTCTGCCTACCGCGCCACCGTCGCGTCGCTCCTCAACTCCTCTGCCAACGTCTGCCAACAGGAAGATACGACTACTACTAGCGACGAAGGACTCGGCTCCTCATTGGAGGGCTAGATGCGCTGGAACGATTCGATTACCTTCCTCGCGCCCGCAGCAGCCTACCAAGACTCTGCGGGCGCATGGCACGAGGGCGAGCGCGTCCCCCGCGAGGTCATGTGCAACGCACGCAACCTCAACTTGGACAGCGCCACCACACTTCTTGACATGGGACTCCGGCATGCTGCGCAGGTGCAGGTTCGCGCCGTTGACTACAACGACGAGGATCAGGCCATCTACCACGGCAAGGAGTACGAGGTCATCTACGTGACTGGCGGCGGCGAGACTCGCTACCTCACCCTCGCACGCAGGATTGGCAACGACGTTGCTGCTGGTGGTGAGGACGATGGCTGATGTAGTTGGCATAGACCAGTTCGCAAACGCACTAGATGGCATCCTCACCGATATCAATGGAAAGGTTCGCTACGGCGCGGACAAGGCCGTTGAGATCGGGCTAAAGACGGGCGCTAAGGAGTGGCGCAAGAACGCGCGTGCCGAGTTTAGCGGCAAATACTTCAAGACGGGCCATTGGTATGACGCTGGTGAGTACGCCCGCTCCATCAGGTTCAGAAAGACCAGGGGCGGCGAGACTCCGAGCGGAGAGATTGGCTCCTCGAAGCTGCCAGGACTCCCGCACCTTCTTGAGAAGGGCCACGCCCGAGTCGGCGGCGGTCGAGTCGAGGGGCGCGAGCACATCGCACCCGCCGCAGAGGAAGCCTTTGACGTGACGATGGATGCCGTGGAGAACGCGGTAGATAGGGCGCTGAGATGACACCAAACGAGGAAGTCTACGCAACTCTGAGCGCAACCGGACTGCCAGGTGCCTTTTCCGCATGGCCCATCGGTCAGGCCCCTCCCCTGCCGTGGTTCGTCTACTACGTGCAGGAGGGCGGCGAGGTATTCGCCGATGACTCCAACTTCACGAAGCTCGTGCGCTACCGTGCCGAGCTTTGGACTGCACAGAACGACGAGGAGGTTCGGGCCACCTTCGAGTCGGCGGTTTCCCAGATTGGCCCATTCACGACAAACGAGGGTTGGGTGCCTAGCGAGAACGCCTACATGGTTGCCTACACCTTCACCTATCACAACTAAGGAGGACTCATGGGTGCAGTAACCTATGGTCTTAAGAACGTCCACTACGCGCTGTGGAACGAGGAGCAGAGCACCTTTGGCGAGTGGAAGCCCATTCCTGGTGCCGTGTCGCTCTCGTCCGACGCGAACACCAACCAGAACGACTTCTATGCCGATGATGGCATCTACGCAACTCTCTCCGGCGCTAACTCGGAAAGCGGCTCCATCGAGTTCGCCCGTCTGACCGACGAGATCATGGTTGACCTCGTTGGCTACACCGTGGACGAGGTTTCCGGCCTTACCTACGTCACCACCGAGCCGAAGAACATCACCGTGGCCCTTGGCTACGAGGTTTCCGGCAACGAGAAGAAGCAGCGCGGCGTGCGCTACGCCGTCACCTTTACGCCGCCGTCGCAGTCCGCGAACACCATGACGGACACCACCGACCCCGATACCGTGACGATGGACTACACGGCCATTGGCCGCGAGTTCACCCTCAGCGGCAACAAGGTGTCCATCCTCAAGGCCCACGTGGACGAAGCCGCTGATAGCGACGCTTACAACAACTTCTGGCAGAAGGTCATGGTGCCTGGCGTTGCCCCCACGGGCGCGTAGGCACTCATAAGGAGGAGGTAGTATGGTCAAGTACGATATCGACGGCACGGGTGAGGTCGAGCTTCTTTGCAACGCCTTCACCACCGTCATCTATGAGCAGGAGTTCAAGCGCTCCATCATCGCGGACGTGTTCGGCAAGATCGACCTCCGCGCGGCCCAGGCGAACTTTGACGAGAACGGCAACCCCGTCGTGATGGACTACACCCTCGACAACTGGGAAGCCGAACTCCGTGCGCTGTGGGCCATGCGCAAGACGGCCAACGAGAAGGCCGTGCGCGAGGGCCGCGAGCAGACCCGTGTCGGGCGGTTCTACGACTGGGTTCTCTCGCTTTCGGACGAGGGCGTGAACTTCACCGAGCTGAGCAACATCGTCGTAGGTGAGTGTCAGCGAGGACTCTTTCGTACCGGAACCGCTACCTCAGACAACAAGTAAGACCGAGGAGAAGGGAAGGCCATCGCGCCTTCCCTTCACTCGCATTTTGACGGCAATTCTCGGCATGGGCTTCCCATACGAAATTGCCATCGACATGAGTTACACCGAATGGGTGCTCATTCTCCAAGCACAGGAGGACGGCGAGGAACGCAAGAAGGACGGCCCTCGCAAGGCAACCCAGCAGGACATTCAAGGTTTTATGTAGGAGGGTGTTGTGGCAGAGTCCTACCGTGGCCTAACCATTCGTATTGGTGCGGACACCACTGGGCTTACCAAGGCCCTTCGCGGCATCAACTCTGCTGCGGCCACCGCCCAGAAGCAGCTCAGGGGTCTTGCCCAGGCCGCACGCATCGACCCTGGCAACGCAAACGTCGCAACACAGCAGATCGGCGCGATGGCCCGTGCCGCGATGGACTCTGCGGCAAAGCTCAGGACTCTCTACGACGCGAAAAGCAAGGCGCTAGAGGAGCTTCCTGCTGGCAAGACCTCGCAGGTCGATGACGTTGCAAACGCATTCTCGAACATGGCTCTTGAGGCTGAGAATGCGAAGGATAAGGTCAATCTCTACACTGAGGCCCTCGCAGCCGACTACACGAAGCTCACCGAGGCATATCGCAAGATTCAGCCGGATGCCAATGCGTTCAACGTCGATAACTCCGAGCTTGTGGACATTAGGGCGGCTCTTGATGAGCTTGTTGATTCCGGACAGATGGCCGCGAGCGAGGCAGACGAGACGTATGCTCGCATCGACCGTCTCAAGGGTGCATTCAGGGTCGCGTCCGACGAGTACGGCGTTGCAAAGCAGCTCGCATCCTACGAGGATCTCAACGTAGAGATTGCCAAGACCGAAGCCAACCTCAACAAATACAACGACCAGCTTGCCCGCATGAAGTCCTCAGACATTTCGCAGGGCATCCAGGGCATCAAGAGCGACTTCGACCTTCTCAACACCGCAGCGAACGTTGCCACTGACCGCTTCCAGCGGCTTGACAAGGCATTCCAGCTCGATCCCTCCAACATGGATATTGCGGTCGAGCGTGCAAAGGCGCTCAGCGAGGCGCAAGACCTCGCGCAGAAGAAGGGCAGAAACCTACAGCAGCAGCTTGAGGCGTATAAGGCGCAGGGCATCGACCGCATTGCTGCCAGCATGGTCAACGTCCAGGAGGCTACTGAGGCTGCGACTCGTGCCGCGGCGGATGCGAACACGAAGTACGAGATGGGCGCTGCCAAGGTTCGCGCCATCGGCAAGGCAATGGAAACCCTGGAAAGGGATGGCAAGGAAGGCACTGGTCAGTATCTTAGGCTCTCCGTGCAGCTCGACAAGGCCGAGCATGAGATGGATCAGCTCAAGAAAGCTGCGGAGGAGGCCAACGAGGCTCTTGAGGACTCCAAGAAGGTTGCCGAGTATGAGGAGCTAGAGACTCAGGCCGCAGAGAACGCTGCCGCCCTCGAAAAGATGGGCAAGTCCACCAAGTCCTCGTTTGATGACATTTCTGCTGGTGCTGCGGTTGTTTCGTCTGCCATCACAAGCACCCTCAACCAGATTCGTGACGCTTCAATCGAACAGGCGAACGCAGTTGACTCGGCCTACCGCGACCTGCGCAAGACGCTCAACGCGACCGAGGATGAATACGAGCACCTGCGCGATGCAGCAGTGGAGTTCTCGCAGACGCATGTTACCAGCGCCGAAACGATGCTTGAGATGGAGGCCCTCGGCGCTCAGGTCGGAATCTCGGCGGATGGACTCCAACGTTTCGCCGAGACTGCTTCAAATCTTGATATCGCCACGGACATTGATGCTGAGGACATTGCCCTGCAACTGGGCCAGCTCGTCAACGTCATGGACGATCTCACCGAGGACAACGTAGACCTGTTCGCGGATGCGCTCGTGCGCCTGGGCAACAACATGCCCGCGCAGGAGTCCGCAATCATGAACATCTCGCAGCGGCTCTCGTCGTTCGGCGATATTGTGGGCTTCACCACTCCCGAGATTCTCGCATGGTCTGCGGCCATCGCTTCCACTGGTCAGAAGTCGGAAGCCGCAGCCACGGCAATCTCCAACACGATTGGCAAGATCGAGCAGGTTGTTGCCGAGGGCGGCGATGATCTGCAAGCCTACGCGCAGGTTGCGGGCATGTCTGCCGAGGAGTTCGCCGACGCATGGAACAACAAGCCATCCGTGGCGCTGCGCACCTTCATCGAGGGCTTGAGCGAGCTTGACGAAAGTGGCGGCTCCGCCGTTCAGGTGCTCCAAGACCTAGAGCTAACTGGCGTGCGGCGGCAGCAAGCGCTCCTTGGTCTTTCGCAGACGCTCGGCAACCTCGATGAAGCCCTCCTCATGTCCAACCACGCATGGAACGGCGTTGAGGACGAGTGGGGCGCTGCGGGAGATGCCGCGCGTGAGGCACAGCGAAAGTCCGAGGGCTTTTCCGGTGCGCTCGCAATCATGCAGAACAACTTGCAGAACCTCGCTGCCACCGCTGGCGAAGCGTTTCTGCCGTTCATTCAGGCCATCTCAAGTGGCTTGCAGATACTTACGGGCGCTCTCAAGGCAATCCCGACCGAAATTCGCAGCGTCGTTGTCGGCATAACTGGCATTGGCTCCGTTCTCCTAGCAGCTGCTCCCGCAATCGTCTCCTATGGCAACGCCCTCAAGAGCCTTGCGGAAGGCTACCGCAAGCACAGGAACGAAGCAAAGGCAAGCGCTGCCGTCCTGCGCGAGCGCATAGCCGCATCCGAAGCGCTTGCTCGTGAGGCCGACAAAGAGGCAGTGGCCCAAGTTCGCGCGTCATACCAGCAGAGGATGGCCGCAAAGGAGGCCAGGAAGAAGGCCGCTGCCGACAAGACGGCGGCTGAGGCATCGCGCGAAAGCGCGTCTGCCGCGCATGCGCAGACGAATGCATTCTTCGAGCAAGCATCTGCCGAGAGAGTGAGCGCAGACGCTTCCAAGGACGGCGCGGCTGCGGCTGTTGAGGACGCAACTGCAAAGAAGGCACAAGCAGAAGCATCTGCGGCCAACGCCACAGCTGCGACGGCAAGCGCTGAGGCCCAAACCGCAGATGCGGCTGCGACCAAGGCTTCTACGGCTGCGCACAAGTCCGCGTCCAGCGCCATAGTTGACCATCTCGCAGCCCTCACGTCTCTTGTTCCTGCGGCAACACCAGCAGTCCTCGCAGTTGGTGCTCTTGCTGCCGTCATTGGTGGGCTAACGATCGCAAGGATTGCCGAAACTAGCGAGCGGCTTAGTGCCATGGCAGAGTCCGTTGACGAGTTTGCCAAGGCAACCCGTGGCTCGATTGGGCCGACCAGGGGCTATGTCAACGAAGCTCGTTCTCTCGGCGAGGTTCTTGACGAGGCACGAAACGGCATGGAGTCGTTTGCCGAGGCCATGAGTTCCCACGCAGAGGCCATCAGCAACGTCCGCGAGGAGTACGACAACACTGGCGTGATTCTCGACCGTCTTACGCAGGTCACGGACGAGTACGTGGGCGCAGGAGAGGCTTCTACGGAGGCCATGGGTGAGCTTGAGTGGGCCGCGCAGCAGCTCTCAGACCAGCTTGGCTACAACGTCACTGCGGAGGACTTGCTTAAGGGAACTTACGAGGACGAGAGCGGCGCAGTCCACAACCTCAGAGACGAGATCGACCAGCTTCTTGAAGCTCGCAAGCGCGAGGCGCAGCTCAATGCGTATTCGAGCATGTATGAGGAGGCCGTGCAAGCGCACGCCGACGCGACGCAGGAGCTTGCAAAGGCCCAGAACGCCTACAACCAGGAAGTCGAGCAGTCTGCGCGTGAATATGCGTGGAGGAACGACGTTTCCATGGACGAGGCCCGCGCTCATGTCATTGCTACGCAGGCAAACTCGCTTGGTGAACTGCAAACTGCGCTTGACGATGCTGCTGAGGCCGAGAGGCTTGCCGCAGTTTCCGAGGAGAACTACGCCTACACGATGGGGCTTGCTAACAAGGCAAGCGGCGATGCGGCAACTGGCATGGAACGATTCATGGCATCGCACCAAGAGATGATGGGCATTATCAATGACAACGGGTACTCGCTACAGACCTTCCAGCAGCAGCTTGAAGAAGTCGGTATTACTAGCGACGAAATGAGCCAGCTTTCCTCCGAGGACATTACGAGGCTTGCTTCTGCATATGACGGAAGCGTTGAGTCAATCCTTCGCTGGATCGAGGATTACAACGATACGGTCTTGGAAAACAAGAGGTCCGAGGTCGTAGCAGAAGGCAACGTCATCACTGCCGCTGCGACGCACAGGATTGGGGACTTCAACCGTGTCGTGCGCGATATGGAGACGGGGAAGCTCGTCCAAGTCGATGCGAACGGCAACGTTATCGACGGCTCGGCGTTCACGCAGCTCGATAGGTTTGCAAACAAGCTCAGGGAGCTTCAAAACGGAAAGTTCTCCATCACCGCAAACCTCCCTGGCAACTACAAGGGCGGCATCGCGCAGCACATGGCTGGCGGCATCGCAACGTCTGCCACGCTTACGCCGCATGGACTTGTGGGCGAAGCTGGGGCCGAATACTACGACGGCCAGAACATCGTGCCGCTCACGCGCACCAACGTTGAGCGCTACGCATCCGGCTTCACGGACGTTATCGCGGACAAGGTTGCGTCGCGCATCGGTGTCGGCAACGTCTCGAACATCCAGATAGGCGATCTCACCGTGAACAACGACGAGGAGCTGGAAGCAGCCATTCGCCGCGTGGCGGTTCTCGTGGCACGCAGGAGGGACATGTAATGGCTATCACACCAGGCACCTACGTGCTCTTGAACGTCGCTAACACTGGGCTTGCGATGGACACGCAGGGCGCTACCTCAACGAAGGGCGCTAACGTCCGTCTCTACACGCGAAACGATAGCGACGGCCAGCTCGTCTCAGTCGTATCCTACGGCTCCAACTACGTTCTGCGGTTTGCGCTCACGGGCATGGTGGTCGATGTGAAGAAGGCCACCATCGCCCAGGGCCAGACCGTGCAGCAGTACGAGTGGAACAAGGGCAAGGGCCAGCAGTGGACTTTCGTTGATGCCGGAGAAGCGTCCGTCATCGACGGTTCGGACGGACGGTGCTACTACATCCGCACCGCACTTGCGAACTCCAACAACTACGAGATCGAGGCATACGGCTCGACCCCCGCCGTGAGGACCGACCTCGACATTGCCAAGCACACCACCGAGAACGACCACAAGTGGATTTTCGTCCCCAAGCCCACGTTGAAGCCTGGCACCTACCGCTTCCTCTCCGCAAAGGACATGGAGTCGTGCCTTGGTCTTTCCGGCAAGTCGGGAGACATTAACGTTTACGTGCAGGGCGAGGATGACACCAACCTGCAAAGGTGGAAGGTCACCAACTCGGGGGACAACTGCCTTGTCGAGTCCGTGTCCGACGCGGCACGCTACATGACTCCCATCAACTATGCCGTGGCCGACTCTGCCGTGGTGCAGATTGGCAGGGACTCCACGAGGGACACGACCAAGTGGCTTCCCGTCCAGGCTGGCACCGTCCAGTACAACGGCAACGTCACCCCCTACTACGAGTTCCGCAACCTCGGCTCGGGCAGCGGGGTCAACTACGTCATGGACGTGCAGGGCGCTTCCAACACCATCGGAACGCGGCTCATGGTGTATCCCGACAACAACAAGGCCCAGCAGGGCTTTGTCGCTGTGCCGGAAACGACCCTTAATCCTAGCGTCGAAGCTCCGAGCGCCCCTGGCGCTGCCGCAAGCGTGGGCGGCACCAAGGTTTCCGTCATCGTCGGCAAGGACAAGGTTTCCTCGCATCCCGCGTGGATCGGGACGGGCGAGCAGTGGCAGCTCCGCTACCGCACGCGCAAGCGTCTCGTGTCCTCCGGAAACGACGTTCTCTCGGCGTGGACTCCGTGGACTTCCATCGACGGCGGCTCCACGGTCAACGGCGGCTGGGGCAACGAAGCCGCGCCCAACTGCTCCGCGACCGTACAGAACGGCACCAACTACGCGAAGGACGTTCCCCTCGTCGTGAACGCGACCGACCAAGACAAGTGGGAAGTCCAGTACCAGGTGCGCAGGTGGGTCAGCGGCTCGCAGCACGGCCCCACCGCCGCCACGACCTACCAGCTCGTGTTCCAGCCGACATGCGAGATTCAGGCAGTCGGTTGGGGCGCTGCCGGACTCGGCATTTCCTACGGCGCAGACCAGCAGCGCGGGAACAACACACTCACGATCTACGAGGTTTCCTACGAGGACAACGGCGAGAAGGTTGTGATGTTCTCCGACGAGTCCGGCTATGCGTCCGTGGACGTGGCAAGCTCCGGCTCAGTGGTCATCCCCACCAACCTCGTGCAGCGCACGCCCGCAGAAGGCACCAACGTGACCGTGAGCTATCGCTACGCGAACGTGGACGGCGCTTCCAGCGACAACACCATGACTGTTCCGTTCTCGGTGTACGAAGGCACGCTTGAGGTTGCCATCACCAACCTCGTCGCGCCCTCCAAGGACAACGGATGGATGCTCCACGTCGAGACTGACCGCAGCCCTGCGAAGCTGCTCCTCGAATACGAAGGCATGGACTACAAGACCTACGTCTCGCAGGATGGCACGTGGGACATTCCCGCGCTCTACGGCAAGCCCTATACCGCGACCGTGCTCTACGAGGAGAACGGCGAGGAGGGCAGCGTGAGCCGCACCCTTGCAGCCGTGGACAACCCGCACGCCTACGTGTTCAGCTGGGATGATGGGTGGTTCGTCATCAAGGGCAACATCGATGACTACGTGGAGTACACGCGCTCCTATGAAGCGGACTACGACGCGCAGCTCACCAACTCCGACTCCCTCGAAGTCGTTCACTTCACCGACGCGCAGAAGGGCGGCGGCACCGTGGCAGGAGCGTTCGCGCCCACGATCTACAACGACCACTCTGACCTCAAGGCCGCGCGGGAGCTTCTCGCAGCGCACTACGCATGGCTGCGCCCGCCCGATGACGAGGGCGAGTGCATCCGCTGCGCCATCACGTCGGTCGAGTTTGACCAGACCCCGTTGCAGTGGAGCGACGTGCAGGTGAGCTTCCGCATCATCGACGCGCCGGAGGGATTCTGATGGACTGGCGTGACAGGGAGCGGCGCGACTACCTCACCGTGGAGATGGTTCACCCCACGTCCTTCAACCATCTTGGATGGCTCAAGGGCGTGACGGGTGCGACCGTCACGGAGGACTATGAGTCTGATACGCGCATTGCCGCCACGGTCACGACTGTCGCGCCGGAGTCGTACATCGACCTCGCGCTGCTGCGCATCCACCACGAAGCCCGCTTCTCCAACGGGGAAACTTGGAGCGAGTGCATAGGCACGTTCTTTGCGCTGCGGAGCGATGACGAGTGGGTTTCGGGAGTCCACCAGACCACGTTCGACTGCAAGTCCATGCTCTACGGCATGGAGCAGGACATAGCGCCCAAGGTACTGACCATCAAGAAGGGCGGCAAGACCAAGGCCGCATTCGAGACGATTTGCAAGGAGTGCAAGCGTCCCCGCAGGTGGGTTTCCGCGAACGACAAGGCTTTCGGCTCCAACACCGACTTCGACGCGGGCCAGTCCTACCTAGAGCGCTTGCACGACCTGGCCGAGAAGTCCGACAACCGGATTGATGTTACGACGGACGGCGTTGTGACGATTCAGAAGTTCGTGAAGCCCGCGAAGCGCTCGCCCGTCATGAAGCTCGCATGGAACTCCCCGCTCGTGCTCGCGTCCGGCATCTCCATGTCCACCGATGACATGGAAGTGACTTCGCGGGCCATCGTGACCTGGAAGCACAGCTACAAGACGAAGGTTAGGGACGGCGTTTACAAGTCCAACTCGGGCAACCACAAGAAGGGCGATCCTAAGTACAAGGAGTCTACGGCCCACAAGGACGTTACGGCGTGGGCCGACGTTCCGTCTGGCAACAGGGCGCACATCGACCGCAGGGGCTTCCGCGTCGCATCGTGGCACTCCGAGGACGATTTGGGCGATTCTCAGTCGGTTGCGCAGAAGAAGGCCAAGGAGTATTTGGCCGAGGAGGACGAGCCAAACGTCGTTTGGACTGTCCCGTGCAGGTGGTTCGACATACACGAGGGCCAGGTCATCAGCTGGCTCCCACCGGACGAGACGAAGTACCGCAACTGTTTGGTCGAGTCGCTGGAACGCGACCTATGGCACTACACGCAGACGCTCACGCTAAAGGAGGTATAGGTGGACTGGATGGTTTTGTCAGCTACTACTAGCGACGAACGAACTCCAAACACCGCCACGTTCACCTACGGCGTGGCGATGGCCGACTCCGTTGACGGCATGGTGCTCGTGGACGTGGACGGAGACGTGGTTTCGCAGCCGTCCGACGAGGAGGTTTCCGTAACCGTTCTCGCGGAGGAGTTCGTGGACGGCACCGCCGTGCTCGACCCCGCGCCCTTCCCTGGCACCGTCTCCGTGTACGAGGAGGAGGAGCTTGAGTCCAACCTCATGGACTCCGGCGATTACGTGGTGGACGATGACAAGCTCACCATCCTTGCCCTCGCAAACGACCGTCCCGTGACCCTCATGTTCGACACCCACGTGTCGCAGATGCTCACGAACGATGACTTTGCGGACGGGGACTATGCGCTTGCGGGCGTCCCTGCTAACCTCACGCTCAGGGAGCAGACCGCTGGCGGCGAGGATGCCGAAGTCGTTTGGTCTGACGTGGCCCACACCGTCAGCGGTAGCGTGCTCAACGTCGAGGGCATGGAAAGCGCCGATCCTGCCATCACCGCGACCTATGAGCACACCGAGTCGCTTGCGTGCTCCGCAGGGGACAACGAGCTTCCCTACGTGGTGGAGACTGTCACGGTCACGCACGTGGAGATGGATGACTCTGGCAACGTCACGGTCATTCCCGTTGACAACTGGGCTTTGGATGGTACGACGCTCACCCTGCCCGACACCTACGAGGACTACACCGTGGAGTACACGGTGGAGTTCGTGGAGGAGTGGGGTCTTTCCGACCAGTACGTTTACGACGAGAACGCGGACACCACAACCGAGGAGTCAGGCGAGTTCGTCCCCACGGTCACGACCGTGGGCCACGACCTGTACTTCGAGCCGGACGATGGCTCGCTTGAGGTCATCGTGGACGGCTCGGTTACGAGTAGTTACACTCTTGATGTTAACAACATCGTCGTGAACTACGCCCTCCCCACGGAGCGCGACCTGTGGCTCGAATATGATGCGGCGGTCAACCTGCACCTAGCGACTTCCAGCTTCCGCAACGGCACCATTACGCTCCCCTACGTTCCCACGGGGGACGTGAGCGCCTACGTGGGCGGCGAGTCCGTGGTTGCAGAAAGCGACGATTTGGAGCTTACGATTTCGTCGCTAGTTGAAAGCGTCTCCCAGTACGTCGTGACCTACTCAGCGCAGGTGCCGGAGCCATACGTGGAGATGCCCTGCACACCGAACGTGCTTGAGGGCCAGGTTGTGCAGATCGCGTCCATCGACGGCATGCCCACGGTCATCGGTTGCGAGGGCGCGGGAGACTCGGCACTCTCAGTTGCCATCGAAGCCGCCGACCTCGCGGGTACGGCATCGGACGATGCCGAGGAGTCGTTGGAGCGCGTATCCACTGCCGAGCAGAACATCACGAATGTGGAGACGAGCATCAGCCAGCTTGAGGATCGCATCCAGGCCGAGGTCTATGCGAGGGGTCAGTCGGAGACTGCTATCTACGACAACATCTCGACCGTCACGCAGTCTGCGGACGCGCTTACTGTGCAGCTTTCGCAGCTCTCCACGCGGGTGCAGAACACAGCGAGCGCCACCAACGAAGCCATTGGCAACCTCAGCACTCGTCTCGACGCATCGTCCGGTTACGTGAACGAGCTTAGGTCTTACGTGTCGGTCACGGCCAACGAGGACAACCAGCCCGTCCTAGAGCTTGGTTCGAACACGTGGGACATTCTCGCGCAGCTCATGAACAACAGGCTGCGGTTCATGCAGGGCAACACCGAGGTCGCGTACATCTCCGACCAAGAGCTAAGCATCACCATCGCAAGCATCAAGGATCACATGACGCTAGGCGATTGGGCATGGATTCCCAGAAGCAACGGCAACCTCTCGCTCAAGTGGATTGGAGGTACGGTCTAAGTGGCAACAGTCTACGGCGGCACGACAAACCACTGGCGTGCTTACATGACGTACACCAGGGCAGAGTCGAACACGGACGTTACCGTGGACGTTTCTGCGGCTGGCATCCAATCCGTCGCATGGGGCTTCTCCATCTCCAACGGCATCACGTGTACCCTTTCCGCATCGGGCGCTAACGATAGCGTTGGCACGGGCGGCTTCACGTCTCCCTCCGGTGGCACGGTTTCCAAGAGCTTGGTCACGAGAACTGGCAACGCGAAGTACCGTTGGACGAGGGGCAAGAGCACCGCGACCAAAACCGTGAAAGTCACGACGGTCAACAGCTCCGGCTACATGAACGGCACTTCAAGCAAGTCCATCTCTGTGACCGTTCCCGCGCTCGCGTCCTACACCATCACGTTCGACGCGAACGGTGGCTCCGGTGCTCCTGGCTCGCAGACCAAGTGGTACGGCGAGACTCTCACGCTCTCCACGACAAAGCCCACGATGACGGGATACACGTTCCTTGGTTGGTCAACATCTGACACGGCTACTACGGCAACGTGGGAAGCTGGCGGATCGTACACCACCAACGCATCCGACACGCTCTATGCGGTGTGGCAAGCCAACACCTTCACGGTGAGCTACAACGCTAACGGCGGCGAGGACGCGCCCGAAAGCCAGACCAAGACCTACGGAGTTGACCTAACGCTCAGCTCCGTGGAGCCTACAAGGACTGGCTACGATTTCCTCGGGTGGGCCATCTCAAGCTCCGCGACCGTGGCAACGTGGGCGGCTGGCGGCACCTACACGAACGATGCGTCTGCTGTGCTCTATGCGGTGTGGGAAGCCGAGACGTATACGGTTTCGTTTAACGCAAACGGCGGCTCCGGCGCTCCTGCGGCACAGACAAAGACCTACGGTGTTCCGCTGGAACTCAGTTCGACCGTGCCAACGAGGACTAACTACGAGTTCCTCGGATGGTCTACGTCGGACACTGCCACCACCGCGATGTACGCGGCGGGCGGCGCTTACTCCGCGAACGCATCCGCAGTGCTCTATGCGGTATGGAAAACGGCCTACTGGTCACCGCGCATCTCCTCGCTTGCCGCTAAGCGAGTAGATTCCGGTGGTGCGGACGATGACGAGGGAACCTACATCCACGTCTCCTTTGTATGGGAGGTCTGCACCCTCGTGCCTAACGCGGCTGCGACCTGCACAGCCACGGTGCTGCTCAACGGCACGCAGCAGTTCCAGAACTCCGTCACCGTCTCGGGAACCTCCGGCACAAAGTCGGTCATCCTCACCGACCCCATCAGCACGGACTACTCGTACAACGTAGTCATCACGTTCACAGACACATACGGCGGCACATCGTCTGCAACCACCATCGTCTCGCAGTCCTTCTTCATGTTGGACTTCAAGGCAGGTGGACATGGCGTAGGCATCGGTTCTCCTGCACTAGAGACGGACGTTATGCGTGTTGGGTTCGACATTCACGGACTTGGCGATCTTGACATGGACGGGAATGTTGGTGGCACGGACGGCACCTTTACGGGTGCTGTGAGCGGCGCGACGGGAACCTTCACGGGAGCCGTCAGCGGCGCGAGCGGCAGCTTCACAGGGGCCGTGAGCGCTAACAGCGCGACGCTAACGACTCCGCTGGCGCTCGACTACGGCGGCACTGGTGCAACTACCTCAATTGATGCAGCAGCAAACCTACAGGCGGTGCGCTATCGCGCGGGCATGGACGCTCAGATTCAGAACCAGGGCGGCGCTGCACAGCTATGGGGTCTGCGCGTAACGATTGTCAACGAGAACAACACCGATTATGCAAACCACGACCTCGTGCTCATGGCCCAGAACAGCGGCTTGCGTCTCTACGACGCGACAAACAGCGGCGCAGCCGTGTGGAACCTAAACGCAGAGTGGGTTTCGCTCGGCACTGCGACTGGAACAGGCTCGCGCACGATTGACCTCACAAACTACTCCGAGGTCATGGTTGCGGCTAAGGCAAACGGCAAGATGGTAACCGCCGTAGTCGCAAAGCAGCTGCTCACCAGCGCGACTCAGGAGCTTTGGCTTGGCGGCGGCAAGAGTTCGAGCAGCACTGCCAACGGTGGCAACCTACGCGCCGTTGTGAACATCAGCTTGACAACCGTCAAGGGCGTTGATTTCTCAGAAGGCTCGACAAACAGAACCAGCAGCACGACATGGTATGTCTACGCAAGATAGGAGACAACAATGCAAGTATTCATCAGGCCCATCATCGACAACCCGACCGCGCAGATTGCCATCTTCTCGGTGCTAATCCTCATCTGCATCGACTTCATCGCTGGCTTCACTGGCGCGGCGCTCACGCACACCATCTCGTCGCAGAAAATGCGCGAGGGTGCTCTGCACAAGTTCATGGAGATCATCCTCATGGTGCTCGCCACGGTCATCGACGGCGCACTCCTCGGCGGGTTCGACATTCTCGGCGGAGATCCCATCCTCGTCGTGACGTGCGCGTACCTCAGCGTCATGGAGATTGCCAGCGTGCTTGAGATTGTGGGCAAGTACAATCCCGACCTCACGGAGTCCGGCATCCTCGCGCTTTTCGAGAAGAAGGAGGACTAGTGGCCCACTTCCTTTCCTACGCACAGGCCGCATCGCAGCTCATGCAGCACTTGTGCGACCACAACGCACATGGCTATTCGCAGCCAAACCGCGAGGGCGATGGGACGGTGGAAACCATCCGTCTCAGCGACGGCACGAAGGCAAGGCTCCACGGCGGGGACTACGACTGTTCGAAGGCGGTCATCGAGTGCTACGCCGCGCTCGGCGTGGACGTGGGCGGGGCCACCTACACCGGAAACATGATTGAGTGCATGGTTTACCGCTCGGGTTCGTTCCGCTTTGTCGCGCTCAAGGACGCGGATGACGGAGACGTGCTGCTGCGCAGC